TTAGTAAATAATCCTTTTGTTAGTTCTGGAATAGCAAACAATCCTGCAGCGACTGCCATTATTTGTATACCATCTTCTAAGTAAAACCAACCCATTGTAAATCTTGGCTCATTGTTATCAGGGTTAACTCCAACCATACCAATAAATATTCCGAAAGCAATAGCGAGTATGCTGCGAAACCAGTACTGATTACTTAAAAACCCTACTGTTGCTAATGCTAGAACAGTAAAAGCCCATAACTCTGGCACACCTAGTATCATAATCAAATTTGTGTACCATGGTAATAGTAAGAATACTAAACAGCCCCAAAGCAATCCATTTACTGTAGAAGTAGTAACAGCTGCACTTATTGCATAACCTGCCCTACCTTGTTGTGCTAAAGGAAACCCATCAACCATAGTTGCAGCAGCACTGTTTGCTCCAGGTATCCCTAAAAGTATGGCGGTAAAACTATCTCCAGTAGTACTGGCGGCTACAACTGCCATTAGGAAAATAACTCCAAGATACGGATCATGCACAAAGTAACTGATAAAACCAAAAAGAGCTACTAATCCTGTTGTAGCCCCTGCACTTGGTATGATTCCTACTATTAATCCGTAGAATACTCCTGCTAATAAAGCAGCTATCATTTCAATCATTTTGGAAATTTCTTAGCTATTAATATGTCGTGGTGTTTATGGTGGTGTTCCCATGTTAATTTATGCTTGTGAGCAAATTTTAAAATTGAGTCATTTTGTATAGCGATATGCTTTGCCATAGTTTTTTCATCGATATAATAATCGTAGTTAGGATATGTGATATTAAATCCTCCTGCTTGAAGCCACCATTTGAGAGAGACTTCATTAGGTCTATATATTAATATAATACCTGCTCTGTTATACCATTCTACTATATCATCTAACATTAAACTCCATTCATGACTTTTATGAAGTTTTATTTTCTTACTTTTTTTATTATAAGGTAAATCTAAATTTTTGGTATCAAGTATCGCAGGAAATTCCATGCCTGTACCAAAGTAGGCGCCAACATGATTACCTTTATGAGTATATGTTCTTTCAGGAGTTCGATCGCTAATATTATAACCACCTTCGCTTTCTAATTCTTGAGCGATCCCACTCCAGCGACTACCTGGTACTCCTGTTAAAAAGATTCTGTTCATACAAACGCATAGATATTTTCAGACTGTTTTGAATACAGGTAATCTGACCTGACAAAATCAAACTTAAATCTACCTCCAGTAGAGCCTTTTGTTCTAAAATTTTCTATTACCAAGCCATATTTGCTTGATATGTGACGAGCATAGTCCATAGTCCAAGGAAAAAATTCTAACATAGTTCCATCTGCGTGTGGATTACCTGGATTAACTTTCATACATATTCGAGAACCTGGTGTTTCATCTAAAAGATTAACAACTTTTTCTAACCTATCTTCCACCCACTTTTCATCATAAAAGTTAATTGAGCCATAACAAATAATTAAATCAAATATTTTGTCAGTTTTGAAGTCTATTATATCTATTACTTCATCTGCATCTTCATTAGCAATGTCAATACCCTTAAAATATTGAGGCTTTTTTGCATATTTTTTATACTGATTAAATCCACATCCTACATCAAGTATTAAAAACGCGTTTTTCATACAGTTTATGATATGTTGATCTTCTTCAGTTTGTTGCCAGTGATATTTAAAATAATCAATCATTTTTTCTCTTCTCCAGTACTAATCGTATATTACCATTCATGCTACCGCCATCTACATTAGTTAAATCAGCTACCATAATTTCAAATGGTGTTTTACGTAATTCGTTTATTATGTGTGTTTGTATGTCAACAAACGAAGGTGTTTCTGTATTAAAAATATTTAATAATGTAGGGGGGTCAAACTTTGTTGTTTTAAAAGTTGGGAAAGTGTTTATGGTAATTAATGCCCTATTACCTGCGTCAAGCATATTATGAATTGCCATAAATCTCTCATACCATTCGTTAAGCCTAATAAAATGTAGACTGCATATAGCTATTATATTATAGTTTTTGGAAGATTTAGGTACGACTAAATCTTTTGTAAATAATCCTATAAAGTCTGGTTTTAAATTATTTTTTAAATCTGGCATTTTACGATCAAAACCAATAACTTTTATATTAGACATACAAGATATCAAGTATTTAATTATATTATGACCGCACCCTATATCTATGATAAATTTGGGATTTGTGCTGACTATAAAATCAAGGTACCAAAACGTGTCTGCGTGTATTATGGGAAATATAAATTGAGCACGTTTTTGCAAATAATTATAGTCCGATGGCTCAAACGAAAATATTCCTATATCACCTAATAATTTATTTCTTGGAAATATAGAACAAAGATTCTTATACGTATCTGATTTAAAAAAAGATTTTTTATATTTTTTATGGTCATAACTCGCAACAGTGCCTAAGCCTGTTATTTTGAATTTTGTTTCCATGATAGTTAATCAATAATTTTTTTCTCTAATTCTACTATTAAATCATTCAAGTACCATTTAGCTTTTGCTAAATCTTCTCTTTGTTTTCTTAAATCATCATGTTTTAAATTATATCTAGTAACATATTTAATTACATTACCTTGTGAAAATCCCATGTTATAGGAATTAATGTATTCAGTTGTTTCGATGCCTTTATTATAATGTGGTGGGTGATTTACCATATCTGCTAGTATTGTTTTTTTCTGTGTCACTAGTTCCCTCTTTGTTTCGCCTATTTTTCTTTTATAGACTGTCTTACCTCCGTCTGGAGATTCATAAATATATTCATTAGTATAATTACCATGCTTTGTTTTCATCCATCCTGGTGTTTGTCTAAGTTTCCATAACATCCAATCATAATATCTTTCAGGCTCTGGACCTGGGTCAGCTAATTCAACGTGCTCACCTGTTCCTGTCATATCTTGAGTGTGTTTATTCAATTAATCCTCTCTTTGATAGCATTTAATAGCATACTCAAATTTTCTTTTTTATTAAGGTTTGTTCCATCTACTCTAATATTAAGAATATCTTCTAACTCCCTCAACATTACCTTTACGGTTTGACTCTTATCTTCATCGTTTACTTCAGGTTTTTCGTAAATTTTGAGTTGTACTAATTTACTTATAACACTTCTGTAACCTTTTGCAAAGTGCGAAGCTAACTCATAAACGTCTTTTATTCCTTCTTCAGTATACATTTTTATCAACTCAGCTTCTTGCTCGTCATTCCACGCTTTAACGCTCATTATTTCTCCAATTCTAATTCAAGTTGTGTGTTCCAAATAAATCTTTTAGCAACTTGTTCACTTGCTGCATCTAGCAAAGGTATTAAAGAACTTACCTCATCAGCAGGCATTGAGTATCCAGACTTTGTTGGATACCATAAACCAGTATCACCATCCATAGCATATTCTCTAATATGAAGATATAACTGATCTCTAAATTCATTTACCGTTACTTTTACAGCGTTTCCATTCGGTTTATGGAACGCAGTTCCAAAATCAATGTTCAATAGTATTCTCTTTTAACCATTTGTTAGGTTTGACAATCATGTTCAGCGAATATCTTGCTTCAGATTCGTCTAAATTTTTTGCTCCATGAGGAGTATCTGGATTAAATACTACTCCTTGCCCTGCCTCTAAACATATTTCATCTTTACCAAAAATGCAAATAAAATTAGGATTATAATTTATCGCTATCCAAATTCTTAAATGTTTTTCAGCTGGATTATGCCAGTTTTCTTCATCAATGTGAACTGGCGTCACATCCTTGGGTTGCTGTTTTAAAATTCTAATTCTAGCTGTTGAGCATTGAAATTTATTAATTTCCCTTATAATATTAGGTATACTAGCAGCAATACTGGTAAATCTATATTGATCACAAGTATCTGGTTCTATTTTGAACATATTATTAGGCATACCATCAGGACTTTTTATAGCACAAGCAGTTATTGCATCTTTAAGATCTTTATCTGCATAGTTGTAATAAACTAACTTCTTACACTCATTTAATAAGTTTTTATCAATTTTAAATTTTAGATATCTATATGTTGTACTCATTTAAATAATCCTTAAGAGTACTACCTTCTACAGGTTTGTCTAAGTAGTCCTTTCCAAGTATCCAGATATCAGAATTTTTCTTATTTATTAAGTTTAACCACTTATTATAACAATCTTTAACACCCTGTAAACCTCTTACATATTGAGCATTAACTGTATGAAACGCGTTACTCCACCATATTACACTATTATGCTCATTAGTTATCTTATTTGTTAATTTTTCTGGGGTTTCACAAATATCTACGTGAGTAAAAGAGTGCTTCAAATTTTTATATCTAAGCCAATGTTCTTTTATAATCTCTTCTGATCCCCAAAAACCAATTTCTCTTTGCCATAATTGATCTTTAGTTAAACGCTCTGTTTCTATCCCTCCTGTTTCGCTAAATTGATATTTTGCTAATGCCCATTTAATAAAACTCGGATAATCCTCACCATCCCAGTGTGTGATTAATAATTTTTTGAAAGCTAAAGCAGGTTTACTATAGTCGTAAAAAACAACTTCAGCATCATCTTCAAACCCAAAATGATGCAGGATCATGTTCGGCTTGAAACTTGCTGCAACACTATATAATTTACTTATAGGTTGTTTTAGTTTTACATATTTTAAATCAATATAATTTTCTGTGTTCCACAAAAATACACAAGTTGGTGCATACTCAACAATATTTTGTATCCAATTAAGTTGCAAAGCTAATTCTTCCGCACTCTGAGATGGATAAATATACTGTTTAGATTCTCTAATTTTTGGGTGAAAATTATAAACAGTTAAATCATTTTCCAGACTAACATTTATAAAGTTCCAGCCATCAACCAATGGTGTGCAAATTGTAGATTCTTGCGTAGGCATTAAAGATAATGGAGTATAGTCATCGTGTATATCTTTAGAATGTCTTTTTGCCTTTATAACTATTTCTTCTTTACTTGACGACTTATCCCCAAAAACAGGTTTATCAAATTTTTTATAATAATCCAAATTAACTAACATACACTGCTTATGTAAGCCGTAGTAACCCACCTCACCTTTTGGATTATTTTTATTAGGCTTGTTTTTGTCCATGATATGCCCAGTAACAAAAAAGTTTTGCTTTTCAATCCATTTTTCTATGTGTCGAAAGAAAGCAGCCTCTTGAATAATATGCCCTGTAGCTTGCACTATACAATATTTTACCTCATGCTCTAATGCTTTATCTAGAACCTCATTAACAGAGTTTGCTGTAACTATTGGTCCAAAATATTTAAATCTAGTAAAAAACTCAGTTAACTCTTTTAATTTTTCGGGTTTTGTCATATGTGTTGAAAAACTTGAATCATTATAGATTCCAACAACATAATCTTTATTTAATCCCATTTTTCTCATAACTACGTATTACTAACTTTTCATATTCTTTTGTTCTAGTTCCATGCACGATAATGTGGTATCTATCTTCTCTGCTTTTATTTATGTAAGCATGAGTATTACCTACATCTAATAACATTGCTTTTCCTGGAGAAAAGGGTACATATCCTTTGTGTCCCTCCATCTTCATCAAGCAACCTTTGGGGTGATTGAGTGCCATGTTTATTGGCGATAATTTAGATTCAAAAGTATCTTGATGAGGAGTGATGAAACCCTCTGGCTCTAACAACATAAATCTTACGCGATAATATGACTTGTAAGGAAACACCTCTTTAAAAAACTTATAAGTAATCGGACATTGATCAATTATTTCAGTCCAATTATACGGGGTTTCTTGATTTGACTTATAACCATACTCTTCATAATGATTAGTTTTTTCTGCGTCTATGCCGTGAATACACAAACTTCTCCAGCCTTTATGCCTATATCCACCATGACCATCTTGATCTCTATGTTTTACAAATCTATCTTTTAAATTAATAGCTTCTTGGTGCATCTCTTCAAAAGGGAAAGTTATATCTAATTCTAGCCAAGGTAAGTTGCTTTCATTTATAATCCAACTAAAATCCCTCATTAATAAACCTTTACTCTTTTTATATTAACTTTACTAGGCTCACAAACTGCTTTGTAAAATCTTTCAGCTGCTCCATCATCGACTAAATTAGGAACTCCAACATTTTTATTTATTCTCACAGCAAAATACCTACAATCATCAATGCTCCTAAAATAACTTGTATCTAACTTTTGTGCGCCTAAATATGTTATGAGAGCGAATACTAGTTCCATTAGTTATACTGATCTAGTAGACTTTCATCAACTGCAAAACTTGTTCCACACCCACAACTTGCTTT